CTCTTTGGTTACGGAACGTGGGCCGCGTTCGGGGCCGGAAAGGTTCTGGTTGGCCTTGATTCCGGCGACGCGGACTTTGACGCCGCAGAGGAAACGGGCGGAACAAAGACATCGACGCCCAGCGCTCCCGCGGGCGGGGCGGTAGATGCTCACGCGGCTATGAGCGTCGTTCAACCGTACATCGTGGTCTATATGTTCAAAAGGACGGCCTGATGGGCGACGAACTTTTCCAGTCCGACTCAATTCAGGCCGACTTAACCCAGGACGAGGGTTCGGTTTACATTGTTCGCCGAAAGCGTCGTTTTCGTTGGGGGAGATAGACCGTGAGTATGAAACCCAAGTCTCCGTGGCCCAAGTCGTTCCATCAGCGGCACCTTTACTGCACGACTTGTTCCGGGGACATCTACAAGACGGTAGAACTGCGGTTCGATTCCGGTTCCGTTCTTCCCGTCGCGGGGGAAACCCTGACCGGGGCCACGTCTGCGGACACGGGCGTGGTCGTTAGCGTAGCCCTTGAGTCCGGTACGTGGGCCGGGGGGACCGCCGCCGGGACCGTGTACCTATCGTCTCCCACGGGGATCGGCGAGGACGGCGAGTGCTTTGACGACGACGAGACGGTGAACGGTTCGACGGGCGGGACGAACATCCTGACGGCGAACGGGGACGGCATAACGAAGTCCGAGGGGATGCCGTATCCCGAGGGCGCGGGCGGGTACTTCGAGGGGCGTTTTTATTGTTCTACGCACCTGAACTTCATGCTCGGGCGCGATAAATACAACTACAGATTAGGGAATCTAGGGGATTAAATGAGCATCAAAATCATTCCGAAGGGCAAGTTCGTTTACGCGCAACTGGACGCGGTGGAGGAGAAGAAAACCGACGGCGGGATATACCTCCCCGACAATCACTCCGAGGGGACTCGGTTAGCCAAGATCATCGACAAGGGCAAGGACGTGTCGCCCGATATCGAGATTGGCTCCATTTGGGCGGTCCAATGGCACGCGGGTACGGCCCTGCACTTCGTAGCGTCGGGGATGCTGAACGATACGTACAGGATTATCAGCGAGAGCGAGTTAATGGCGCGGGTAGAGGAGACAGAAAGTGGGGACGCTTAACTTCGGAGATATGCAGACGTATACCCAGTTCCAACTGGGCGGGCCGACGCGCACGGAACTCATGTCACCGACCAACTACGTGGCGAAATGGGTCAACGACGCTTATGCCGACTTAACGACTAAGAACCGATACATGGGGTTGCGCAAGAACTTCGTGTTCCCGACCTTGGAAACGCACATTTCCGACACGACCGTTGACGGGCAGGAGTACGTGCCGACGCCCGATGACTGTCTCATCGTGCGGACGCTGTACGACACGACGAACAACAAGAAGCTGGAGCGCATCAACTGGTTCACCTATACGTCCTACACGGACAGGGCGACGGCGGCATCCGAGGGGAAGCCGACGGAGTGGATCAGGAGCGCGGGGAACATCTATTTGCACCCGACGCCTGACGCGGCCTACGACCTTGACATCTTCTACAAGAAGCGGGTTCCCGCGCTGACGGCGAGTGCGGACGTAACGTTGGTTGGCGACGAGTGGGACAACATCATCGTCCAGTTGGCGGTCATCAAGGGGCAAATGTGGCTGAACGATTGGGAGAAGGTGAAACTACTCAAGGAAGTGTGGCTTGAGGACGTGTCCGCGATGCTCGGCCTGTATGACCAAGAGGAGAAGGACATGCATCATAACTTAAGAGGGGACTCTTCGTACAACAACTTCGAGTATTGAAATGTCAAACTGTACCGGAAGGTTTCCTGACGCGGGGCGGGCGAAGTTCATCGCCCTCCTCAAGGATACGGACAGCCCCCCGGCTATCTGGATAGCGTGGGGTAGCGGTACGGCGGCGTTGGCCGCGACGGATACCGGACTAGGGTTTGAGGTTGAACGGGCGCGGGGTACGGTCACACGCACGGACGCGGACACGTATAAGGTGACAAATACATTTGAGGTGCAGACCGCAGGGACGTTCTCAGAGATGGGATTGTTCGATGCCGCGACGGGTGGGACATTGCTCTACCGGGGCGGGTACTCTACGGATAGTCCAGTGAGCGCTTACGACGTGGAATCGCTAACCATAGCGGTCGGAGGCCTGTTGGCCCTGACTTGCGAGGTTGACCTGAAGGCGACGAACGTATCCGTGACGACGGCGGGGAAGACGAAGGCGTTGGACTTCCTTAGCGCGAAGGTTACATAGGGGGAAACGTGGCCGCACCAACCGCACCTTCTGGATTAACTCTTACGGTCGTATCCACGACTTCCCTGTTGCTGACTTGGACGGACAATTCCCGTGACGAATCCGGGTTCAGGATATATCGTAGCACGGACGGGACAACCTACACCAAGATTAAGAAGATCGGAATCCATCTTGGGATAGGGACGGTAACTTGGACGAATACGGGGCTGACTCTTGGGACTCTCTACTATTATAAGGTCGGGGCGTACAACGCAGACGGGGAGAACAAGACTGCGGCGGCTAGTGCCACTACGGGGACCGTGGTTGTCCTCGCGGCACCAACTAGCCTGACTGTCGTTCCCCTCCAGGGGACCAAGAACGAAGTCAACTTCACAAACGCTTCTATCGGTGAGGACTACCATTGTATTGAACGGAAGACGGGTTCCGGTTCGTACTCTGAAATAGTGCAGTTGGCTACGGGAACCACGTACTATCTCGATGAAGGGCTGACCGCCGGAACCACATACACCTATAAGGTTCGGGACTTGTCGGGCACGGCCACTTACGGGGCCTATTCGTCGGAGGTGGCGGCGACGATGCCCAAGCCGTTCACCTACATCGCCTATGGGACGGGGACGACCGCTGAGGCTGTTGGACTGACGACCTTGACGACAGAGACGGCTAGGGCGTTGGCGGACGTAACAATCGAGTCTACCTATACCCCGAACGATACGGTGCGGTTCTCGCACGAGTTTGCGGCGGCGGGTTCCATCACGGTAACGGAGGTCGGGATATTCGATGCGTCGGCGGCAGGGACGATGTTGGCCCGGAAACTACTCTCCCCTACCCTAGCCGTAACCGAGAGCAAATACTTCCTAGTCAAGTATGGCCTCGTAGCAAAGGATGATACCGACGGTTGCGGCGGATAAAATGCCTAGAAATATACTACCTATTAAACCTCTCGCCAAGGCCCTGGACACTTCGTTCCCGGCCATCAACCAAGACCCGCTGGCGACCTCTTGGCCGACGGTGAACGTTCAGATTTCGTCCAACCGCATCCAGCGGCGGTGGGACTATGCGACGGATCGGACGCTTCTGAGCGGGGCGGTCGGGCAGTACGCGACGCTCTATAAGAGGGGCACTGGAGTAACAAACACCCTGTTCCTTACAGAGTCTGACCTTATTAAGAAAGACGTAACCGGGACGGCGAATAAGACGTGGAGCTATCTTACCCCGAAGATTACAAGCCCAGGAACCGTTGACATCGGGACCACTGGGGTTGTCGGGTCCAGTACGGCTTTTGTTGTTTCTGGGGCGGCGGCGTTAGATAAATTCATAGCAACCGACGACCTCACTGCCGATGAGGAGCCAGACACTAACTGGGCCACCATTAGTCAGGTTACTGACGCCGCGAACCTCGTTCTTTCGTCAGCATATACCGGATCAAGCACTGGGGCGGGTGAGGGCTATACAATCAGAACGATATATTCCGTGCCGACCGACGAGCGGTGGCAGTTCTCCGTGGTGAACGACGTGTTCTGTTTCACCAACGGGAACGTGAACGTCCAGAAGTGGGACGGGAGCGCGGCGACGGCGGTGGACCTTGACGCGACGAATGCGGTCAAGGCGCGGTACTGCACCTGTTATGCGAACCGCCTTATCCTTGCGGATATGTATCTGACTGCCGTGCGCCAACCGTGGACAATCAAGTGGAGCAAGGAGGGCGACCCGACGAACTGGACGGACAGTACTGCCGGGGAAATCGACTTTGCCGAGACTGACGAGCCGATAACCGGGATGGGACGGGTCGGGAACAACCTTGCCGTATTCAAGCGGAACGGGTACTACATCGGGGCGAGGACGGGCGTGGCGGCATCCCCGTTTACCTTCCCGACGTACAAATCGGGGGTCGGCAACTGGGCGCCATACAGCCTGGTCGAGGCGGCGGGTACGTGCTTCTGGTTGGGCCACGACAACTTCTATGTGATGAACGGGCAGGAATGGGAGCCAATCGGGGACGCCATCAAGTACGAGTTCTTTAACCGCGTGAACGATACGGAGCGCCCAAAGGTCTGGGGCGTACCGAACCAAAGGTACAACGAAATCCTTTGGTTCGCCATGACCGGCGACGGACAACGGTGCTTCAGTTACAAATACAGGGAAAATTCATGGACTACCTATACGTTCCCTAGTCTTGTCACAGGATTCCTGAAATAAGATGGCTACACACACTATTTCAAGCGGGGTTTGTTATTTAGAGATAGAAGATTTCGCGACCTGCGAAATTACTGGGTCTGAGGACCCGACCGCAGACATCCCCTACCTGTTCTTGGGAGACGATGTTTACCGGGTTGCGGACACCCCGTCGAACAACCTAACTTGCTACTTCCAGAGCAAGGACTTCGACATGAGCGACCAGAACCCCCCGTTCCAGAACGTTGTCAAGACGGTTGATCGAGTGCAGTTGGAGTATGTGGACGAAAGTGCGAGTACGCCCGTGTCGGTGAGTCTGTCGGTGGACGGGGGCGCGACGTGGGCCGGGACCACAAGTAGGGTCCTTGGGTCTGGTAACGGCCTGACCGCCGTGGCGGACTTCTGGTTCTTGCCCATCACGGGAAAGATGTTCAGGGTCAAGGTGGAGAGTACGTCCAGCACCAAGAAGTTCACTTGGACCGGGGCATACGTCCATTATTTTTCACGCGCACCATACTTTGAGGTAACTGCGTGACCCTCACCGCATATACCGAGCATCCTTATCCGCGAAATCTGCGGAGCCTCAAGGATATCGAAGACTATCTCAAGAAACTTCATGCTACTCTGGCGGCGGGACAATCCTCGCTGACGGAGATCGTCAATAACGAACTGACGAACATTGTTGGGACGGACCACCAGATTGTCGTGACGGATAACCGTCCGACGAACATCACCCTGTCGGCAGACAACCAGTTTGAGTTAACGTCCTCGACGGAACAGCCGTATGTAAAGATAACCAACCAATCGGCAACGGAGCGCGACCCCGTTCTTCAATTTGCTGTTGGCGCAAGTCCAACCGTCAAGTACACGATGGGCGTGGATGATTCGGATAGCGATGCCTTTGTTATAGCGGCGACCACATCCATTACGGGAAGCGATTATATCAAGTATTTGGATGGGACGGTAACTATTTCGGATTCAACTGCCGCTCCGGCCCTTGTTATAACCAACGCCTCCGACACCGCCCGCGACCCCGTTCTCCAGTTCGCCGTGGGCGCAAGTCCAACCGTCAAGTACACGATGGGCGTGGATGACAGCGATAGTGATGCCTTTGTCCTCGCGGCGACAACTTCGATAACCGGAAGCGACTATATTAAATATCTTGACGGGACACTAACTCTTTCCGATGCTAGTGCGGACCCGATATTTAAACTTATAAACGCCTCCGCTACAGAGCGCGACCCAGTCCTTCAATGGGCCGTCGGCGCGACGCCTGTCGTCAAGTACACGATGGGCGTGGACGATAGTGATGGCGATAAGTGGAAGCTGGCTGTCGGGGACGAGTTCGGGGACGACCATGACACGATCGTGGTGACGTCCGGGGAGGGTTTGACGCCGGGGGTCGCGGAGTTTACGCTTGATCATACCTATGACGTTTCTGGTGTCGCAGACTTTCCGCGGGGTGTATGTAGCTATGGAGCGTATGTTTATTACGTACATTCAACAGGTGGGGACGGCATAGATTCTATCGTAAAACTGGATATCGCTACCGGAGCAGAATTAGCTCGAAGTGCAACACATGCTAACCTTGGGTATCTTGCTACCGACGGAACCCACGTTTACGCCACCCACGACAAAACAGGTATTAGGAAATATGCGTGTTCAGATTTAGCTTTCGTTGCCGAGTCTGCTGACTATTGGAGTTACGATACAGGAATATGTTATTGGTCTGGACACCTCTATCGTAGCAACAATTCTTTATTCTACGGCAATCAAGGAATTAGAAAAACCCGATGTTCGGATTTGGCGGTTATCTGGACGGTGAATTTTGCCGGGGGATCCGGTTCCGGGGAAATGAATTTGGCGATGGGCGTTGCCACGAATGGGACTTATCTTTATGTTCTCGATGCAAATACCGGTGGGAATAACAGAATAGTCCGGCTCAATATGGATGGGACGTGGGTCGATGCTACTGTAATTGCATCTACAATAAGAGCCTTGCAACTGTTCTGGGCTTCGGATTCCGGCCTTTACTATGCGATCAATGGAAATCCTATCGAGAAGCGACAGTTTTCCGACCTCTCCCTAGTTGACACTTTTCCGGCTCCCTGCGCGTACTATCAGGGATGTACCGCTGGCGATTATCATTATGTATCAACTTATGGCAATCAATCCGTCTTGAAACTTACGTCCACCTCAGCAGAGGCGGTAGGTGAATCGTATCTGCAAATACGTCTCAAAGATATTTATGGGATATTTCTTGATGTTGCCAGATTCACCGGTGGTGGGCGTTTCGGTGTCGGCACAACGATCCCGAGCGAGACCATAGAGGGCGTAGGTAATATCAAGGCGACGGGCGGTCAGTTTATCAGCACGAAGGCGACTGGTACGATGCCAGTCAATGTAATTTCGACGACCGCTTGCACGAACCTGAATGCGGGGCTTGTGGACGGCTACCACCACGACCAGAGCCTTCTGACCACGGCTGGCCCATCATTCGACCACCTGCATTTGACCATCGCTGACGGTACTGCGCCGCTAGTCGTAACGTCCACAACGGAAGTGGCGAACCTTAACGCCCATCTTCTTCAGGGCCATCACGCCGCCGACTTCGCGCACTCGGACGCAAAGTACATCGTGCAGGAACTATCGAGCGACCTGAGCGCGGAGCAATCCCTTGGCGCGTTGGCGACGGGGATAGTGAAGAACACGACGACGGCGGGTGTCGGGGTGCTGAGTATCGCTACCGGAGCGGATTTGCCAGACCACAGCATCCTGTCCGCGACGCATGGGGACAGTACGGCGGCAAGCGTGGTGCTGGGCGACATCATCTCTGGGCAGGGTGCATCACCCAATTCTAAGTGGGCGCGGTACGCAGGGAACACGACAGCGGTTAAGCAGTACCTTTCGCAGACTGGTACGGGCGCGGTGTCTGCGGCCCCGGCGTGGGCCACTCCCAATGCGGTAGATATCGTTATCCCCGGTGGCTTGGGAACGCCCACATACGACGACACCCAAGACTTCCTGAACACGACTCGCTCTGCGGGAAGATTGACGGGCGGAGCTGTGACCAAGGGGACGGGAGCCACAGTAAGCATAACCGATTTGGA